TGTACCGGCAATAATTGCCATGAGGTGGGCTCCATCAGAGGGAATGCCGGCGTCTCACGACGCTGGCGAGGACTGTTGCCTAAGCAGTCTTTGGCATCAGAGAACCTCTAGGAGATAAGCAATCGCGTCTTTTTCACTGCCGGAACGCTTCAGACTGGCCATTTTTTGCCCGCGGCGCTGGGCCGCTTGGGTGTCCCCGCGTTGTCGCGGCGACCCCGGCGGCTGCACCTGAAGCGCAGATACGTTGCGCTTTGCCTCGGCCTGCCGGCGGGCCTCTTGGACCCGATCGGCCTGCATCGCCTTGTCGACCACCAGGAGCACCCGGTGGTCGATCACTTGACCAATTTCTTGATCGGAAAAGCCGCGCTTAGTTAGCCAGGACCGCATCTCCGCGACCTTTTTCGGGGCCTTCTCCTGGTCCCCAAAATCGGGCAGAGCCTCGATCAGCCGCTGCTGTTCCGCCTGCCGGAGCTGCACGAATTGCTGGGCCTGGGCCTGTTCGGCGTGGGCTGCAACGCGCTGCAATTCCTGCTGAATGCCACCGATCCGGCCGCGCATGGCGTCCCGTTCGGCAGTCATCCTGACGTATTCGGCGGGCTGCTCCTGGGCCAGTTGCTGCCAATCGATGTTGGCAAACCGCTGCGCCTCAGGCGCCGCCACAAAGAGTAGCTGCTGGAGGTTGCGGGCATAAGCTTCGCGTTCGGCACTGATTTCCTGGAAGGTGCTTTCGAGCGCCTTGCGGTGCTCGGCTATCTCCTGAGTTTTCTGGGTAAAGGCACGGTTCTGCTCGCTCTCCCGCTTTACGATGACGGCCTGAGCCTCGGGTGGGAGCTGGGCAAAAACAGCCTTGTCTTCTTTCGACCAACTGTTCGGCGGCGCGACACTCTGATGGTCCGCACCGTCCTCGCCCCGATCATCTCCTTCTGGGACGGGTTCGGTGTCGGGTTCGTATGTGTTGTCCTCCTCGTCTTCGCTGGGGGCCGGGTCCTCCGGTCCAGGCAACGGGTCTTGACCCTCTTGCTCCGCTTCCGCCGGCACGTCTGACGCGCGCTGCGGTTGTCTGGGTTGTTGCTGGCGCTTAGGGCGGTCGTCGAGAAGGCCCTCGATGCCCTCCATGACCTGCGCCTCGGACCACTCGGCGGGCGCGTGTGCGCTCTCGCCCGGGACCGGTTGGCCGGCGTCGCTCATCATTCCATCCATCGGATAAGCCGGCGTCTCACGACGCTGGCGGGGTGTTAAACTCGCTTGCTCTCTTTGATGGTCGTCGTCGGGCGCTTGTTGCGCACCACCTCGGAGAGGACCGCTTTCGCCTGGTCCAGAGTTTCCGGCGACACCGCGCCGGCCTCAGCCTCAGCGACCATGCGCTGCAGCGTGCGGGCCATCAATTGCCGGTTGGTCAGGCCCCAGATGTTATTGCCCGCCATGCAGCACCGCAAACAACGCCAGGAACATCATCCCAGCCGCGAACCCCACCATGGCGCCAAACAGCATCGCCTCCAGATACGTCACCCCTGAGGCTTCCCCCGTGCGGCCATGCCGGCCTCGGCGATCATCAGCCGAAGCTCACCCTTGAACTGTTCCAGGCCGCACAACAGGGCATACGCCGCTTCCCGGGCCTCTTGCTCCCCGACCGCGGTCTGCCGCCAGGTGGCCACCAGCTTTTCCTCCACCCGCCGCAACGCCAGGTGCAATACCGGGTCTGCCAAGAGTTGCTTCGCCGCCTCGCCTAACTCGGTCTTGCTCTCGGGCGGCGGGACGCTAGCTTTCCAAAGATCGAGCAGGTTCATCACGAGGCGGCGGACCCGTTAGAGGCCGGCGGCTGTTTTGGCTGCTGGTCGTAAGCGCCGGCGCTGAATTTCAGCTCAATCTCTTTCAGTTTGGCCTCGCCCTCGATCTTCACCCGCGCCATTCCGACCGCCAGGTCGTTCGCGGCTTTGGTCTGCTCCATCTCCATCTCATGGTTGGCTTTAAGGAAGGCCAATTGCTTTTCGTGATCCAAGCGCTGCTGCTGATTTTGGGCCTCGGCATTAGCCTTCTCGCCGAGAAGCTGCTCCGCGGCCTTCGCCTTGATCATCATCGCCTGCATCTGGCTCTGCGCCTTCATCTGCTCGGTCTGGATCTTGGCCTGCGCCTGCGCCATCGCCGGGTCGGGCGGTTTTGGCGGTGGCGGCGGTGTCCCCGGCGGCGGGCCTTGTGACGGGTCGGCAAAAAAGGAGGACTTAAACCCGGCGTTCTCCTGCAGGGCCTTTAACGCGTCAAAGACGTTTTGCGGGTACACCAGCGGGCCGCTAACCCCCTGCTGTTGCTGCACGATCGTCCCCTGCAACTGGATGATCTGCATCAGGTGCTGCAATATCTGGTCGCGGTTGCCAGTGCCGAGCCCAACACTCACACTGAGCGGCATATCCTGGCGCCACTCGCGCGGATTAACCGTCATCCAATCGCCGGTCACCCGGATGATGCGCTCCTGCTGCTGGTGCTTGCGCACCAGGCGCATCACCCCGCGCATAAGTTGTTCGACCCCGTGAGCAAAGATGCGGGCGAACAACTCCACCCGTTGCGCCGCCGCCTGCTGCAGGAGTGACACCCCGGTCGCAGTCTTATTCAGGTCGTCGGGGTTGATCCCCTGATTGTGCCGAGCGACGCCGGTCCTAACCTCTTGGGTCTGGTCGAGATATTCGACCAACGGGAACGACTTGTCAGCGGTAAACGGGATCATCATCGGCTGAATGGAGCCGATCCGCCTGGATCGGACGACACCGCCGGGGCGTAGGGTCAGGAGGTCGTCATAGGTGTTTTCGTTGACCCCATCGTCCGCCACCTCGATCCGCGGCCAGTTGCTGAGGAAAGCGTTGTCGATCATCTGCCGGATCAAGGTTGATTTGATCAGTTGCAGATCCATCGTCAGGTCAGCCAAAGATAGACCAACCAGCTTATGACTAGAAGGTATGGGACAGATCGATACAAATCCCGGCTCATCGACACACTCGACCGCGGGCTTGCCGTCTTTGGTCAGGATGATCAGACCGTTGCCGGCGGTCATCACCTTGTACAATTCGGTGGTCTTGCCGTCCTCATCGAGGCTGAACCGGGCGTAGCTCTCCTCGACCCAGATCTCCCGCCCGGCATCGCGGCGATCGGGGTAGGGGTAATCATCCTCCTGGTGCCGCTCGACCCGCTCTAGATTGTACTCGCCGCTATCGTCCTGCGGCACCAGATCGAGACACTCCTCGTCGTAACCCTGCTGGATCAGGTCGGAGTAGGTCCACCGGCGGCGATGACTGATAAACGGGATATCGCCGCGTTTGCTGCGCTGTGAGAACAGGATCTCTTCCGGTGGTATATTGACGATCGTGACCTTACCATTCTCCCGGGTGACCCGTAATGTGCAGTCGTACAGCTCGATTGGAGGCGGCGGTAGTGGCGGCAATTGCGACCCCAGAGCCGCCATCAGAGACATCATTCCAGGAAGCGCTCTGGGTGACGATCCAACAGGTGGTCCGGGCGGCCCTGCAGGAGGCCCTGCAGGAGGCCCGGGCGGCAATCCGGGAGGCAATCCTGGAGACATCCCGGGAGGCGGCCCAGGCGGTAGTCCAGGAGGTCCGGGCGGTAATCCGGGAGGCGGGGGAGGAGGCGGTCCGGGAGGCACTGGCGCGCCTCCCGGCGGAACATAAGGCCGGTCGAGATTAAACTCGTCCACGTCCATCAGGTATTTTGTCAATCTGACGACCTCGACATCCTCGTCGCTGCCCAGCAGCGCGTCGTACTGCTCCTTTGTCAGTCCGGTGTAGCTCTCGGTCTCGGTAGTTTTCTGGGTGTCCCAATAGTATTTTACCCAGCCGAGACGCTCCAGAAGGGCGTCCTTAAACCAATCGTGCAGGACCAGGAACCCCTGGTTCTCCCGCATAAAGACATGGTTCAGATACTCGGTGGCCTGCTTTGCCTGCTGCTCCGTACCGGGCCTGGGCGGCTCTACCGTGCAAATCTTGTCGGAGGCGGTAAAGATCCGGATCAGGGCGGGGAGGACCCACTCGACCGCCTCCAATACCGTCCGCATAACGACAGTGCTGCGGCTGCCGTCCTCGACCTCGTTACCGAACGGCTGGCCCTCGTAATATCTGAGGGCCTGCAACCGGTCATGGGAGAGGGTGCCGCCGTCGCGGCCGAGCGCACTCTCCAATTCCTGCCGGATAACGGACTTGACGTGGTCCTCGTCGAGGTCGTCGAGGTCGAGGCCCTGGACGATCTCAACCCGCTTCTGCGGTCCGCCGCGGCCTCTTGTGTCGCCCAGAAAGGCCGAGCCCTGCAGGCCGTAATCGCTCATCAACGGCTCACGACCCCGGCGGGCGTCCAGGGCGCCGCGGCGTCAGCGCGGCCCGCTCAGCCCGCTCTTCGGTATGGTCCGCCGGCTCGCCGTACAGCTCCGGCATCAGGTCGCGGCCCTCCCGCATCTCCTTAACCTGCTCCTCCAGCTTTTCCACCCGCTCAACCAAGGCGGTCCACGCCGCGGTGTCGCTCTGTGCCATCTCTCAAAATCCCCAATATGATCTCTGGTCAGCGGTCAGAGCCGCCACCTCGGTGGCAGTCAGCGCGTAGCCGCTCCACGCCAGGAACTCACCAAACGTACAGGTCCCGGCACCCGGCCCGGCCAGATACATCCCTCCTGCCGCCGCCGTGCCGGTCACGTTGCCCGATGTCACCGCCCCATTGTCGGAGAGTGAGCTTAGGGCGCCGTTCACCACCCCCGTTACCGCGTGAAAACTGGCGTCACCTACGGTAATGTCGATGGTGCCAGCGCTACCGGCCAAGGTGTACCCGAGCGGGTTGCGGTCCACGATCCGATTACCCGTAACGTCATTAGTCGAGGTCGGGCAGGCCCCCGTCCCGCCAGCGCGGCTGCTGACCCGGCTAATTGACACCGGCAAGGCGGGGGTCCAGGAGGCCGAGCTTAGGCTATGGGTCGCCTGCGCCACCTGCAGACACGCCTTGCCATTGATGCAGGGCGCAAAAAACTGCGGCTGGTCGGTGGGAGTGTTGGATATCTGGATGATATCTCTGATGTTGCCGCTCTGATCGTACCATTTGGCGACGTAGCAGGTGGTCGCGGCGCAGAAGCCAGCGGCAAACCCCGCATCAAGATCAATGCCGACAAAGCCAATATCGGTCTGAGCGTTGTCGCTGGTCCGTCGCAGCCTGACCGCGGCGCCAGCGTAATTCGCTTTGAGCTTCCTAAAAGAATAGGCGCGAGCCAGACCGGGGAGGTTGATTGGCGAGACAACAGCAAGCGGGGCCAAGGCCCGAACGTAATGCCCGACCGGCCCGGTCTTCACCGCCGCCTGCGCCGGCATTGCCAGTGTCGCGGCGGCGGCGATCACAAGTCTCCAGCGCATACTCAAATGCCGGAACCCGGGGTCGCATACAAAGTGGCCGTGCTGGTCGCGACGATACCAGCCAGGTGGGTCTGGGCACAGTGGATAACCTCGACCGTGCCCGGCGCCACCGGCATCCCGGTCGCTAGCGTCGCCAGAACCGCGACATCGCCGCAGGCGACAAAAACCGGCACCGTACCGCTGTTGTAAAGCCGCATATTCTGGTTGTTGTTGCTCGCCTGCACCTGCACCCGAGCGGTCGTCGCGGTGACCGCTAACGTAACCGTGGGACCGCCGGGTTGAAACGCGGTCTGCGCGGGGAGAGGTAAGGGCAGCAGCACCGCGGCTGCTGCCAGCAATGCTGCTGCCTTCATGGGTGTTGCCCTTTACGTCTTGAGTTGCGCGGTCGGCGATCAGCCATCCTCTTCTGCCTGATACAAATCGGCTTCCTCGGCCCGGCGTCGTACCAATCCGGCCAATACTTTGCCACCGGCCTTGTTCCACAAGTGGAATGAGCTGGCAGCCTTGGCGTACTCGCCGGCCCGGTGATGACGTGCCACGCTCGATTTAGCAAAAGCCCCAACCCCTACGTTGTAAGCAAGCGACACCATCGCGGCGAACTGGTTGTCGCTGGTTGGCGCGTCGCCGATGGCCTGCTGCACCCCCGGCTCGAACTCTCGCAGCAACCGGTCAGCCAGGAGTCGCTCGGCCTCGTCCTGGGTGATCGTGCAGCCCCGAAAGACAT